ACCGCAGTCAAGTCGTCGCAGAACTTCTGACCGTTAATGGCCTCGCCTTCTACGTTGCCTTTCCTACGTTTAACCTCACTCTCTGCGTATATATGTGTTGCGACTTTGACCGCAGGTAACTCTTGAAAGAGTTCTTCAGCTGTAGTCTTCGCAGTTGTTTTGTTTACTTTAGTCATAGTGTAGTCTCCAGTCGATTGTTAATTGGCTGATATAGTTGCCTCGACTTGTTTCTATAGTACCGCACTACCCCCACTTAGTCAAGATATAGAACTGGTCACCACCTTTTTTATAAGAGAGTCCCCAAGCCTTTTTCTTGCCAGTTCCCTAAAACGCAGGCGAAAAAAAACCCCCGACCCGAAGGCCGAGGGCTGAGTAGTTAAGGCATTGCTAGGAAAGGATACTCACGAGGAGTTTTCCATCGGTAGTATCCTACTCTAACGTTGCTTAATAATGGTAGTTGCGACTCTAACTCCGCATGTCGCTTAACGTCAACATTGTAAAAGAACTTTGCAGCTGCACGTCTATCCTTATCGGGGTGGCTTCTTGCTGTAGCTTTAGACTTAGCCATGTTTATTTCTAAACACATGATAGCTTCTACTAAACTTTTAAGTTCTCGGTTGTTCATATCAGTCTCCTAAAAGTGAGGGGCTTTCGCCCCTCGTTGGGTTAAAGCAGTTACTTTACGTTAGGTAAAACAAAACGACCGATATTATGATAATAAAGATCAATAATGTCGCTTGGCTTTTTGTTTTCATATGACACCTCATTGTCATAGCATTCTTGACATAAAATGGCTATGCCGAATTTGGGATCGAACATTCTCTTGTCATGATTAGGACTATCGCATGTAGGTACGGATAACCTTCTGTTACCAATGTCTACAATGGACGCGTCACACATGTCGCAGCTCTCGACATTAGGGCGATTGCCCTGAGTGTCCATATAGCTGTATCGTTTTTTAACTTTCATATCAATCTCCAGTCGATTTGTTTGGCGTTGTTGCCTCGACTTGGTTTCAAGTATACTCTGACACTAGACAATGTCAAGTTATTTATATGTGACCCCCACCCCCCAAATCACAAAGTAGGAGTCCCGTGACATATATATATATTAATATGCTCAATAAACCACCAATATTTTGAAATTCCCAACTAATGTGTTACTTTCGCTATATAGAAACCCCCCCGTCATCAAATAAACACGGATAGGGCAAAAAATTATTTCGTATGAATTCAGAACTACTTGACATTGTAAAGAAACACACGCCAGAGGAATCGCATATTCCAGAGCTAGTCGTCGTCGTTCCCGACTTCAATACACCGATGCCCCCCACGTATCCCAGAAAACAAAAAGACGCGATAAAAACGCAGCAAGATTTAAAGGATGCGGTACGTGTTGCTGCCAATACCGCACAAACTTTAGAAGACATGGGTATGGCACACGAAGTAGATGATGATGAAACTTCTGTTGACCTACTCGACCCCACACATATATTCAAGGAAGCCTTTGGCACAGACTCCGGTGATATGAAAGATGCCGAGTCGCTTATTAATGGCGAAACGCGAAGTACACCCGGCCCTGTACCCAAGCAAAAGACGGGGATTGCACCCGCCCAAGTGTTCAATACGTATACAGCGGTGAAACTGGGGTCTATACTCAGTGAATATGACAAGAAAGTAGTGGAAGATTCTGCACAACTAAGGACATACGTGACCAACAAGTTGGTTGAGGTGTCAGGTTGCGGAGATATGAAACACGAGCTTCGGGCGTTGGAGTTATTAGGTAAGATATCTGATGTTGGGTTGTTTGCTGAGAAGACCGAGATAACGGTCACTCATACAGCAGACTCGTTAGAACATGCTATAAAGGATAAGATTGCTAGGATAATGGGTATTAAAGAAGGCGAAGTACACGACGGGGAATTCAACGAGCTTGAGGAGCTACAACATGGTGACGACAACGGGGACGACGAAGGACAGCCGCCTAAAAAGAGCGGGCGTGAGTGGTTACAACAAACCAAAGAGGACACCGACCCACCCGAAGAAGTCCCACATAGTAGTAGCTAAAGAAGGCGGCAAAGTAAAAACCATACGCTTTGGACAACAAGGCGTGTCTACTGCAGGTAAACCGAAAGCTGGAGAAGCGCGGTCACAGAAAATGCGGCGCAAATCATTTAAAGCACGACATGGCAGGAACATAGCTAAAGGCAAGATGAGTGCGGCGTATTGGGCCAACAAGGTTAAGTGGTGATATAAATGGCAGCTAGAAAACCAGCTAAGAAAAAAGCTAAGTCTAAAGTAAACGAGGCGGGTAACTATACTAAGCCCACACTACGCAAACGGCTATTTAGTCAGATTAAATCTGGTGGCAAAGGCGGTAATCCGGGTCAATGGTCTGCACGCAAAGCGCAGATGTTGGCAACAGCATATAAAAAAGCAGGTGGAGGCTATCGAGCATGAAAGGTGTCAAACATTTTAAAAGGGATGGGACAGAGTGGAAAGGCGGAAGTCATAAGATGGCTAACGGACAGTTGCATACAGGCAAAGGCCACAGCAAGACCAGCAAAAAACTATTTCATTTAAGCGAGTTATCAGCAACAGCAAAGAAGAAAGCCAGTGGCGCTAGCAAAAAGTCAAAAAAGTCTTAAAAAATGGACTAAGCAGAAGTGGCGTACTAAGTCTGGTAAGCCATCTACTCAGGGCAAGAAGGCTACTGGGGAACGGTATCTGCCCGAAAAGGCTATAAAAGCGTTAACTAAGAAAGAATACGCAGCAACAACGAAAGCCAAACGCAAAGCAACGAAGAAAGGCAAGCAAGTTTCTAAGCAACCGAAGAAGATAGCTAAGAAAACACGGCGGTATCGTAAGAAATGAGCGCAGTTGCACCGAAACGGGCGTACAATATGCCAACACCATCCTTAGATACCAGTGACTTAGAGGCATTACTTAAAGTAGTACCTACGTTATCACCCAAAGAACAACAAGAGATCTTCAATGACTTAGAAAAATACGAGACATTGTTGACAAAAGAGAAGTCTAAGACCAATTTTTTAGAGTTTGTTAACAAAATGTGGCCTGATTTCATTATGGGGCGACATCACAAGATTATGGCAGAGGCTTTTGAGCGTGTTGCCAACGGAACGAACAAAAGACTCATAATTAACATGCCTCCGCGCCATACTAAGTCGGAATTTGCAAGTTATTTGCTCCCAGCATGGTTTTTAGGTCAATTTCCTCACAAAAAAGTCATTCAAACGTCTCATACAGCAGAGCTTGCCGTTGGGTTTGGTCGTAAAGTGCGTAATTTAGTCAATCAGGCTGAATATAAGGACATATTTCCCAGTACCGCCCTCCAAGCTGACTCAAAAGCGGCTGGAAGATGGAATACGAGCAAAGGTGGTGACTATTTTGCCATTGGTGTGGGTGGTGCGGTAACGGGTAAAGGTGCAGATCTACTAATTATTGACGATCCGCACTCAGAGCAAGAGGCTACACTGGCTGAGATACACCCTGAAATCTACGATAAGACGTATGAATGGTATACGTCAGGCCCAAGACAACGATTACAACCGGGCGGTGCTATTGTTGTCGTAATGACAAGGTGGTCTAAACGGGATTTAACGGGTCAAGTGCTCAAATCTAGTATGCAACGCGATGGCGAAGAGTGGGAAGTCATTGAATTTCCAGCAATTATGCCCTCTGGCAACGCATTATGGCCTGAATTTTGGTCGTTAGAAGAACTGTCTAATTTACGTAATGAGTTACCACATAGTAAGTGGATGGCGCAGTATCAACAAGAACCGACGAGTGAAGCCAGCGCCATCGTCAAACGAGACTGGTGGAGAGAGTGGGAAGGTGAGCGGCCCCCACCATGTGACTTTATACTGATGTCATGGGATACGGCGTTTGAAAAACACACTAGAGCTGATTACAGTGCTTGCACTGTATGGGGGATATTCTATCAGGCGGCTGACCACCCAGAAGAATATGAGTCTGAGGAAGAAGTTGACCGAGTAAAACACAGTTTAGGTGTCCCGCAAGCTAATATTATATTGCTTAACGCTGTTAGAGATAGGTTAGAGTTCCCAGAACTCAAACGTCTGGTGTTAGAGGAATATAAAGAATGGGAACCTGACAGTATAATTATCGAGAAGAAAGCCAGTGGTGCGCCGCTTATATATGAGTTACGCTCTATGGGTGTACCTGTGCAGGAGTTTACACCGACACGGGGAAATGACAAGATATCTAGGCTGAACGCAGTGTCAGATATATTTGCTTCAGGTAGAGTGTGGTATCCACCGACACGGTGGGCCGAAGAAGTTATTGAAGAAGTTGCAAGTTTCCCTGCTGGGGAGCATGATGACTATGTGGATTCTACGTCTATGGCGTTGATGCGTTTTAGGAAAGGTGGGTATATCCAAACATCATTGGATGAACCTGAAGATTATTATGGCACTAAAGAGTATAGACAGTATAAAGCTCATACCAACCGTGCGTTATATTATTAAAGGATAAGACAATGGCTAGATCTGATGAGTTAAGAAACTATGGTAAAAGAGGGAACTTTGGTAGTCTTTCGCAAAAAAACTATGCGGAAATGAAAGCTGCTTCAGACGCAAGAAAGAAGAAGAAGAAAAATGCACAGTTTACAAAGTTGCAAGAATCAGATGCAGCAGGTGTAAAAAGAGATGAAGCGGCGGCAAAAAGAAAAAAAGACGCAGCAAATACAAAAACAACCTACAATAAAAAAACGGCTATCTCTCCTGAAACAACCCCAGCATCTCGACAGCTAAAAAAATTAAAAAAGAGTTTTTCGCCCAAAGCACGAGAGGATGCAAGAGCAAAAGCATTGCGTCTTAATGAAGAAAGTCAAAAAAGAGCAACAGATGCTGTAGCAAAAACTAGAGCAGATAGAACAGCTAGACGGAACAAAATATCAGCCCCACTACAAAAAACAAATGCTGAAATACAGAAAAAAATAGACGCAGGTAGCAAAAATTTTACTACTGCGGAAAAACAATCTCAAGCGTATAGAGATGCAAATAAAACTAAAACAGGTCTAGGTAGATTTTTTAGTAAGATAAGTGGTTATGGAAAAAGGCAAGCAGAAGCCAGAAAAAGAAAATACGATGAAGCTGTAGCAAAAAAACGCTCAGAAGGAAAAACAGCTGGCGTAGGCACTATTGATATGAATAAAGGCGGCATGGTTAAGAAAGCTGCTTATAAAAAAGGTGGCGCTGTTAAAATGAAAAAAGGTGGCGTAGTTAAAAAAACACGTAGTACTACCAAAAAGAAAAGCATAGATGGTATTGCATTACGTGGTAAGACTAGAGCCGCAAGGAGTAGGTAAAGTAAATGGCAGATCAACCAGAACTAGAGATTGTCTTACCTGACGGAAGACCCGTATCAGAATATGAAGAACCCCAAGAAAATATGGGGACTGTTATAGATATAGGTATTAGCGGGGAAGGTGGGGTTACTGTAGCAATTGATCTGCCTGATGGTGAGGACTTCTATGCCAACATAGCTGAAGAGTTTGATGAAGACGACGATGTATTGTCTAAAATGGCTTCTGAGCTACTAGGTGATTTTAATGGAGATCTAAATGCTCGCAAAGACTGGCTTCAGATCTACGTTGATGGCATAGAATTACTGGGTCTTAAAATAGAAGACCGCAGTGAGCCGTGGCAAGGAGCTTGTGGCGTATACCACCCGTTACTTTCTGAAGCATTAGTTAAGTTTCAGTCCGAAACTATTATGGAAACCATGCCGCCCGGCGGCCCTGTCAAAACTAAAATAATTGGCAAAGAAACACCAGAGAATTTAAAAGCCGCTACTAACATAGCGGAGAACATGAACCACTGGATAACGGATAAAATGCCAGAGTATCGTGGTGAACACGAAAGAATGTTATGGGGTTTAGGGTTATCAGGCAATGCGTTTAAAAAAGTGTATTTTGATCCCGCTGTTGGTCGCCCAGTCTCTATATACGTACCAGCCGAAGACATTGTGGTTCCCTATGGAGCCAGTAGTTTGGATTCAGCAGAGCGAGTCACGCATATTATGCGAAAGACCGAGAACGAAGTTAAGAAACTACAAGCTGCTGACTTTTATTTAGACGTTGAGTTAGGTTCGCCTGATGACTATGAGCTTGATGACATAGAGCAGAAGATTGCAGAGAACATGGGGTTTAGCGCAACCAACGACGACCGCTATAAAATACTAGAGTTCCACGTAGAATTAGATTTAGAAGGGTTTGAAGATAAAGACGAAGATGGTGAAGAGACAGGCATAGCATTGCCATATGTAGTAACTATAGAAAAAGCCTCACAAGCGGTTTTAGCCATTAGGCGAAACTGGGTAGAAGATGACGAAGCTAAAAACAAACGTCAGCACTTTATTCATTACCCTTATATTCCGGGGTTTGGTTTCTATGCGTTTGGGTTAGTACATCTACTAGGTTCGTTTGCTAAGTCAGGAACGTCTTTAATTAGACAGCTTGTTGACGCAGGTACGCTATCTAACTTACCGGGCGGGTTTAAAACTAAAGGTATGCGGATTAAAGGCGACGATACGCCTATATCTCCTGCAGAGTTTAGAGATGTTGATGTAGCCAGCGGGACTATCCGCGACAACATTATGACGTTGCCATATAAAGAGCCTAGTCAGGTTCTTTTCCAACTGATGCAGAATATCGTTGAAGAAGGACGACGCTTTGCTTCTATTTCTGATATGAAAGCGAGTGATATGTCTACCCAAGCACCTGTTGGGACAACACTTGCTATATTAGAACGCACCTTAAAAGTAATGTCTTCGGTTCAAGCGCGTGTACACGCAGCTATGAAACAAGAGTTTCAACTACTTGCAGAGATTATTAAAGACAACACATCGGATGATTATTCTTACGACCCATCAGAAGGGGATAAGTCAGTTAAACGAGAAGACTACGACATGGTAGAGATTGAACCTGTGTCTAATCCCAATACTTCTACGATGGCGCAAAAAGTGGTGCAGTACCAAACGGTACTACAGTTAGCACAAACATCACCAGAATTGTACGATTTACCTGTGCTACATAAACAAATGTTGCAAACTATAGGAGTACAAAATGTTGAAAAACTTGTGCCTACAGCAGAAGATCAAAAACCTAAAGATCCGGTTTCTGAAAATATGGACATCATTACTAATAAACCCGCTAAAGCGTTTTTACACCAAGATCATGAGTCTCATATCAAAGTTCACACGAATGCTATGCAAGACCCAGTAGTTCAAAAACTAATGGCAAGTAACCCTAATGCAGAAAAAATTTCTGCAGCGTTGCAAACACACATAGCAGATCATCTAGCTTTAGGCTACAGGATTCAAATTGAAGAACAGTTAGGTACGCCGTTGCCACCACAAGATGAACAATTGCCACCAGAAATTGAAGTGAAGTTAGCTAGATTATTGGCTGACGCATCTGATCAGTTATTGCAAAAGAACCAAGCAGAAGCACAACAAGAACAAGCGCAACAACAAGCGCAAGATCCTATGGTGCAAATGCAACAGCAAGAAATGCAGCTTAAACAAGGTGAGCTACAACGTAAAGCAGCTAAAGACGAGGCAGACAACCAAATTGCTCAAGCTGAACTACAGTTAGAGACAGCTAAACTTGTTGCTATGGGTGTTAAAGACGAAGCTGAGTTAAATCTTAAACGGATTGTTGAAAGCGCTAAACTAGAATCAGGCGATAAACAGGCGTTGCAAAAACTTATTACTTCTGGCGTTAAAGACGAAGCTGAGTTAAATCTTAAACGCATGGTCGAAGGCGCTAAAATAGGAAACATGGCGGGTAACAGTAATGAGCCTACTGATCAATGAACCTATTTCAAGTAGTACATAAAGAGATAAATGAAAAACAAGACCTTTTACTTGATAAGTTAAGTAGTGGTACTATAAAAGACCATGCTGAATATAGCTATGTATGTGGAAATATTAGTGCACTACGAGGTATAACAGCGTATATTACTGAACTAGAATCAAGAATTGAGGATGATTAATGAGTAATGTCGAACCTATAGATAAAGAAACGTCTGCAACAGCAACCCAACTTCCTACGCCGCAAGGATACCGCGTTTTATGTGCAGTACCTGATATAGATGATACGTTTGACAACGGCATCATTAAAACAACTGAAACTATTAAAACAGAAGAAATACTAGCAACAGTGTTGTTCGTGGTCGAATTAGGCCCAGATTGTTATAAAGACATTGATAAATTTCCTAGCGGCCCATACTGCAAGAAAGGAGATTTTGTATTAATTAGACCCCACACAGGGACTAAAATAAACATCCACGGTAAAGCATTTCGTCTTATTAACGACGATTCTGTAGAAGCTGTGGTTGATGACCCACGAGGGATACAAAGACAATAACTGTAATTAAGAGGATAATGTAATGCCACAAACAGCATTAGAAAACGAAGACGACATTGTTGAAGGTGTAGAAGAAGAAAAAGAATTTGATATTGTTGTAGAAGACGATACTCCTGAAGAAGACCGTGACCGAGAACCTATGCCAGAAGAAATTGTGGATAATCTCGAAAAAGACGAGCTTGAAGAATATTCTGTAGAAAAATCCAAACAACTTAAAAAAGTATGGCACGACGAGCGCAGAGCTAAAGAAGAAGCTCAACGCGAACGCGATGCTGCAACTACTTATGCTAAACAACAGCTAGAAGAGAATAAAAAACTAAGGGCTGACCTAAATAAAGGCGAAGTGTCTTTAATGGAAAACAGCAAGTCTTCTGCAGAGCATGAGTTACAGCTTGCTACAAAAATGTATAAAGAAGCGTTTGAAGCTGGCGAGTCTGAGCAAGTTGCTCAAGCCCAAGCTAAAATGGTATCCGCGCAATCTAGATTACATGCAGCAGAAACTTATGAGCCTCAATATGTGCAGGCGGAAGAAACTGAAAAAGAACAAGAGTGGAGTGTCCAACCTCAACAACAACCACAACAAGAGCAACAAGTTGACTATAAAGCGTTAGCTTGGCAAGACAAAAATAAGTCTTGGTGGGGCAACAATAGGAAGATGACGAGCTTTGCATTTGGGATGCACGAGGAGCTGGTATCGCAAGGTATTGATCCCAATGCAGATTCAGATGAATATTATAGTAGCATTGACAAAGAAATGCGGTTAAGATTTCCTGAAGAGTTTGATGAAGGGTCAACAGAAGCAGATACGTCACCCCGTACTGCAGCGAAAGCAAAAACTGTTGTGTCTTCTGCGAAACGTACTACAAAATCAAAGAGAGTAGTGCTAAAAGATTCTGAAGTTAGACTGGCACATCGTCTAGGATTAACCCCCGAAGACTATGTTCGTGAAAAATTAAAATTAGAAGGATAGCGTGATGGAAGATACAAAACCAAAAGGTCGATTGAATCGAACTAAGCGGGATGTAGAAACCCGCGCTACGCAGGAGCGACCCAAACAATGGAAAGCACCTGAGATACTGCCTGTAATAAACGAAGAGGAAGGCTATTCCTACCGTTTTATTCGCACCAGCACTATGGGAGTGCCTGATGCTAAGAATGTATCCGCTAAATTTAGAGAAGGTTGGGAGCCTGTAAAAGCATCAGATCACCCAGAGGCTTTTGCAATGACCGACCAGAACAGTCAATTTGAGGATTCGATAGAAATAGGTGGGCTACTTCTCTGCAAAACTGACGAGGAGCTTACTAAACAGAGAGATGAATATTACTCCCAGAAAACTGGGCAAGTAATGGAATCTGTCGATAATAACTTTATGCGTGACCAAGACCCTAGAATGCCGATGTTTAATGATCGCAAATCAAAAACAACTTTTGGCAAAGGGTAGCGGCGCGTTAATTTTTCTGTTTATAAGCAAAGGAGCTTAAAATGGCATATCCAACCGTTGACGGGCCTTACGGCCTAGTCCCGATAGGATTAGTAGGCGAACGCGCTTTTAATGGGGGTTTTACCCAGAAAGGTATTGCGTCTGAATATGCGACTACCATATTTCAGGGTGATATCGTTAAAGGCGTTGGTGGAGGTACTGTAGAAAAAGATACAGGAACCACAGCTTGCACTCCTAACGGAATATTTGTCGGGTGTTTTTTTACCGACGCAGCATCAGGCCCAAGATATCAAAATTTTTGGCCTGCGAGTCAAGTAGCAACGGATGCAGTAGCATACATTGTTGATGACCCAAATATATTGTTTAAGATCGCAATTACATCTTCTGGTGTAGTTATCAGTTCTTTGGCAATAACTGACATAGGCGCAAACTTGCAAATCACGCAAACTGCGGGAGCCACTATTAATGGTGTATCTCGTGTGTCTGCTGATGACACGTCTGCAACGACTAACACTTTTCCTCTACGAGTCATAAGTCTAGTTGAAGAAACTCGCAACGCTGCTGGTGGTTACACCGAAGCAATATGCAAGTGGAACGCTGGGCATCAATATGGCGCAGTACTAGGCGTTTAAGGAGTAATTTGAGATGACTATAAGCAGAGCGCAAATGCTCAAAGAGCTTTTACCCGGTCTTAATGCTCTTTTTGGGCTTGAGTACAACAGGTATGGCGAGGAGCATAAAGATATCTACGAGTCAGAAACTTCAGAACGAGCGTTTGAAGAAGAACAGAAACTATCTGGTTTTTCTGCAGCACCCGTTAAAGCTGAAGGTTCCGCAATTGAATATGACAATGCACAAGAGTCATACACAGCGCGGTATACACACGAAACTATTGCGATGGGATTTTCAATCACAGAGGAAGCTATAGAGGATAACCTTTATGACTCTCTTTCTGGTCGATATACCAAAGGTCTAGCTCGTGCGATGGCTTACACAAAGCAGGTTAAAGGATCTAATGTCTTAAACCGAGCTTTTAACAGCACGTACACATATGGAGATGGAAAAGTGCTTTGCGCTACAGATCATCCACTTGTGTCTGGTGGAACTAACTCAAACCGTCCTGCCAATGCCGCAGATTTGAATGAGACTTCTTTGGAAGCCGCTATCATTCAGCTTGCTAGTTGGACTGACGAGCGTGGACTTTTAATAGCCGCAAAAGCTAAGAAGCTAATTATCCCAGCAGACCTTATGTTTGTTGCGGAGCGACTAATGAAAACGCCTAACAGAGTTGGAACTTCAGATAACGATATCAATGCCATTAAATCAATGGGTATAGTTCCGGGGGGATTTGCAGTTAATAATTTCCTCACAGATACTAACGCTTGGTTTTTGACCACTGATATTCCAAACGGACTGAAGCATTTTACTCGTGCCCCAATGTCTACTTCCATGGACGGTGATTTTGACACCGGAAATGCTAGATATAAAGCGCGTGAAAGATACTCGTTCGGTGTGTCTGATCCATTAGGAATCTTCGGGTCACCCGGATCTTCTTAATAATACTTTGCAGTATATGAGAGGGGGCCTTGTGCCCCCTTTCTTTTTTGTGTACTCTCAAGACTATCTAGGAATTATTTAGCTATAACGACTGCCCTAGCAGACACTTATTATGACGTTATAGTGAAACCTTTAATAAGGAGGTCAGCCAAATGGCTAATTCAACTTTTTCCGGCCCAGTTCGATCCGAAGATGGGTTTACTAAAATATCAAAAGCTGCTGGCACAGGCGTTATTACAGAAGGCTCTAGTTATTCAGCAAACGCTTCTATTACAGGAACGCTTGGGATTACAGGTGTAACTTCTGCTACTGGCGGTATTGTTATTGGCGCTGCAAGCAGTCTCCAACTAATTGGTGTTACTGCAACTACAGCAACAATCGCTGTAACAGATGATACAAACACTATCGTCACAATCGCTCAACCTGCGGGAACTATTCTAAAAGATTTAATAGCTTACCCTGCTGGAAACCTTGTTACAGCTGGATCTAGTGGTAACGATCTTGACATTTCTATTGGTACAGCATCTGCTGGCGCACAGCTACTAGCTGCTACTGCAATACTTGATGATGGTGGTGCTGCTGTAACTTGGACAGCTAACGTACCTCTTTACATTATTAAAGATTCTCATGGTACTGCTGCTAACCAATTTGCAACTACAGGAGTTGGCCCTAAAGGTGGCCCAGCTACTACAGAAGCTATTGTTATTGCAGGAGCGTTATATAGCGCAGCCGCAAGAAACATTTTTGTTACTTTACGTCCAATAGGGGCTGATTTGGCTACTGCCGCAACTACTGTTAAGTATATTGCTGTTTTCCAAACATTGTAATAATGGTGGGGAGGTAAAACTCCCCTAGTTGCAGGAGTAAGGTATGAAGATGAAGAAAAAGATGAAGTACAACATGGGCGGCAAGGTCATGAAGTACAACAAGGGTGGTATGCCTGACTTAACTGGAGACGGCAAAGTAACACGGGCTGATGTCTTAAAAGGTCGTGGTGTAGAGCTAAATATGGGCGGTAAAGTACCTACTTACGCAGGTATGCCCATGATGGCTGAAGGCGGCGTAGTACCCAAAAAGAAAAAGAAAAAAGTCAGCAAAAAGAAGTCCATTGATGGTATTGCTAGACGAGGTAGAACTAAAGGCCGGATGGTCTAAGAGG